AAGTACGGAAAGCAAAAGGACACGCATGTCATGCGAGATGTATTCATAGACCCTAGTACTGAGGTCTATCAAAATGTAAGTAAAAGTACAAAAAAGTATAAAATTTCAAAATAAGGTAACTTATGTCAGTTAACTAAAGTCAATTTTAGGATAAGTCTATTTTGCAGTATTTTGCACTATTCTGCACTATCAAAGATTTATCAGACCATTACAACGCAAATTTACCTTAGACTCAATTAAGGGTTCAATGGCATTTTTTGATTTCTTTTTTTACTTGATTCCAAAATAAAACAAAAAGACTAATTTCTGCTCTAACTTTAGCATCTAATTCCATAGCGTGCAATGTATTTGTATAATCAATAGTATATGCACATTCTTTATTTGCATTAATTATTTCATCTATCACATCAATAATAATTCTTTTACTTAATTCATTATTTATACTTGCTACAACCCAGTCGTATTTTTCATCATCATAAGATTGATGTTTTAAATAAAATTTACCCCAAAGCTCTTTAGCCTTATTTTCTACATTAATTTCAAATTGATTTTTCATATTAAAATATATCTTTTAGTGGGTCGTAAAAAGCTCCTTCAACTTGCGGTAATCCAAAACTATTGACTTTAAATGAAAAGTTTTCAAATGGCGCGTTTCTGCTTCGTTTACAAGATACTGTTACTAAACCCTTGTTTACTGTATTTAATTCTAATTGTATTTGTGTTTCCGCTTTCTTTTCTAAGAAGCTACCTAAATGGCCTGTTGGCTTATCTGTGCCAAAATTACTGTGAATAACTGTTACTATATGACAATTTAATTCTTTACTCCATTTCATTAGTTTTTGAACTACCGCATTTGATTCTTCAATATTGTTTACATCAGAACATAAATCTGCAATACCGTCAATAATAACCAACCCTATTTCTTTTGCTTCTAATTTGTCATAAAGATAGTATTCAATAAAATCAACACGTTCTTTAAATGATAACTGTCTTAATGCTAAAGTATGGTATCTATCAGTTTTTATAGATGTCATATCTAAAGGGCGTTTAAATACCATTTGCGCGTGAAAATTGCCCTGTTCTGTATCAAAATGTATTATATGTTTGTTTTCTCTATTGGCTTTTAATTCTCCACAAAATGATTCTAATTTTTCTGCTAAGTATATTGCTGATAATAAACTTACAAAAAATGTTTTCTTTGATTTAGGAGGTGCTTGTACAAAGCTAAAATTTCCATAAGTTCCTAAAGGTACCGAATATTCTTTTGAGCCATCTTTTGTTTCATAAGATTTAGTCCCAAATGATATTGCGGGTTTAGGATATTCTATTTTTTCTAATGGATTTATAAAGCAATCTTCCTCGAACATTTGCATTAATAACCTTTGTGCTTCTATATCCATATTATTATTTTCTTTGTTTTGTTAAAAAAAGGGGCTTTTACACCCCTGATTAATTTAAAATGGCAAATCTGATTCTACCTCTTTTGCTGTAACTTCTACTTTTTTATCAGCAACTTTAATATTGCCATCAGTCCAAACTACATTTCCATTGCCTAAATAAGACTTTGGCTTTTTAGCCTCGCGCTCTTCTTTAGTTTGTGAATCTGTTGCAGAAACATTTTGACCCCATTGGTTAGATTCATCATTTACTCCAATTGTAAAATTGTAATAAACAGCTCCATCTTTACCTTGTACAAACTTTTCTTTTGGTAGTTTGTCAACTCTTAAACTTAAATTAATTAATGCACCCATATTATTTGTTTTTAATTTGCTTACCTTTTTTTTCTGTTGTCAGCTATTCAGATTTTTTATAATTTTAATAATTCTTCTTTAACTTCTTTAGTCATTTTATACTTTGATTCAATAGTTGTAATACTACCTCCACCCTGCAAATATACAATTGCTTTATTAAATTCTGGCATATTTTTATTTAACCATTTTAAATCATCGTTTTTAGCAGGTTCCTTAGTGTGCTTATTTGTTGCATCAGGGTCTTGTGTGTCATCAATTAATAATAAGTTACCTAACGCATATTTTTTGCCATAAGAGGAAGCAGAACCAAACTGTTGAGGTACTTGCATGCCTTTTTGGTTTAAATCAACTCCAACAATAGCTGTAGCAGATATTTCATTAACCCCGTTGTTATCTAATATTGTAGCTTTAGATAATAAAATTGGTGTCTCCCAACTAATTAATTCTTCCGTAATAATAAAGCTAACCTGATACTTTTCATTAAAAGGTTTTAATGCCTCTAATATATCCTCAGCGCTTCTAAAATTGTATTTTCCAAAGCTGTTAAACTTTGACTTACTTGCTTTAAATTCTTTTTGAATTAAAGATAATTTTTGATTTAATGTTAATTCCATTTTAATTATTTTTTGAGTTGTAAATTTCTTGTTTAACTATTGTTTTGTATTCATCAGGGCATTCTAAATCTGCTAATTCAAATATATAAGTTTCTAATATTTGTATTTGGCTTTCTAATCTGCAAATTTGTTCTTGCATCGCTTCTAATCTAAATCTGTTGTAGTCTAATAAATCTTTCATCTTAAATAAAGTTACTAATTAATAATTGCATTGTAAATAAACCTGCCCATAATAAAAGAGCCAATCCGAAATTCTTTAATGTTTGTTTCATAATATTTTTTTTTAATTGTTATTGTTTGATGAAGCAAATATATAATGACATTTTGAATAAAAAAATTAAATATAAAATTTTAGTAAAACTTTAGCATATAAAAAAACCCTGCACTATTAATACAGGGTCTTTAGAAACAAAGAAAAACAAGAAACTTTACAAAGTGTTTACTTTTTCGGTATAATAATCTATTAACTCAATCAAATCTATATCAGCAAATTTAACTATTTGTTTTGATTTAATATGCAACTCTTCAGATAACTTACTACCAAGATATTGACTAAATTTATATTGTTCACCTGAGCGGGATATATTGCAACCGTAGCATTGCACCCCTACATTACGTTCATCCCATCTTGTTGAGTAATGTGACCGTGACATAAAATGACCACATTGTAACTTTTTATAATGGTCTTTCTTACCGCAAGTTACGCATGTAGCTATTTCATTGATAGCATCTTTACGTCTTATATATTGGCTAAAGATAGTATCTAATTTTGTTACTAATGATTTACGTGTTGGTTTTTTCATTTGTCAAATGTAAATTTAAGATATTAACAAAGCCGTTAAAAAGTAAATTTAATATATTGCAGTATTGTGAAAAATATGCTATACCTTTGCATTGTACTTTTTTCAAATAAGTTTCAAAAAAACAAAATAAGTATACAAAAAATAAACAAAAAAAGTTTAAAATATAAAATAAAAAAAGCAAACTGTATTTAGGATAGCTATGCTTTTATCTACCCTGACCTTTATAGATTTTTTTATAGTTCTTTGAAGATTTTAATTTAGAACTTTTACTTTTGCTGTGTATGTTAGGTCTTGATATATGTTTATCTTCTTTTACAAGAACAATCGTTTGCTTCGCCATATTAAATATAAAATTATTATTCCTAAAATAAACCACAAATAAATAAAGTAATTAGCTTTTTTATCTATTTGCTTTTCTTTAATGTTTTCTTTGCTTGATGTTTTTACTTTAATATCAGTTTTAACGTGTTTTAACGTGTTTTCTGATACTTTTAGTTTATTGTTATATAAAGTATTAGTTTTAGTTTTTTTATAGCTTAAAACAGCGTTTTTATATGTTTTACCTTCTACAATAAATTCTTTTAAACTATCAATAGGTTTAATTATAATTTCATCTGAATAAACAAAAGTGTTTACATTAGTTTCTACAATAGAATCTTTAATTTTATTTTCAGTTAAATCTATTTTTGTTTCAACTAAACTATCTTTTTTTACTTCTTGAACTTTAACATCTACTTTACGTGATGCACAAGAAAATAAAAATGCACTATATATGATATTAAGAAAAATAAACTTTGCTTTCATATAATCTTCTTCTTGTTAAACCTGCTACTTCTTTTTTATTTACTTTATTCCACTTTAAAAACTCTAATTGAATAGATTTATCATTGTGGTTAATGTTTACTTTTTTTAATAATGTGCTATTAGTAAAACCTGCTATCCCAATATTATATGCCAATGAAACTAAAGCATTAAATTGATTTTGATTTAAAGGACTTGTAACTAATTTAGAAACTTTACTTGCAAATTTATCAGCTATGTTTTTAAACATTTCAAACGCTTGTACTCTTGTAATTGGTTTGTCTAATAAAGTTACTTTTGTACCATTTGTGTAGTATGTATTTCCAAATCCTATTGTAGGTACTTTTGCAGAACATAAATAAGGTTTAGCACTAAAACCTTCAAACTCCGTAATAAGTAAATAACCACTATTATTTAGTTTCATTATTTTTGTTTTTTTCCATTAAATACCATCTGCGTAAAGTATACCCTGATGCTAACATAAATGCTAAAACTTTCATTGTAGCATCCACATTAGCAAAAGATATTGCAAAATACGTTCCTGTTAAAAGTGATAATTTCAAATCTAAAAAATATTGTTTCATTTTCTTAATCGTTCTACTATATTGGTAACGCCTTCAATTCCTATATAAGCTGTAGCAATAACAACCCAATCAGAAGAAGTTAATGTTTGATTAAATAAACCAAAACAAGCAATAACAAAAACTAATAATTTTCTGCTTATTAATTTATTTAAAATAACATCAAATTGTTGCCTACTCATTATTACTTTCAGATATTGATTTTTCTTCTTTTTGTTCTTCAACTAATTTATTAAAAAACTGAATTAATTGAACACCATATTTTGTTGGCATTTCCTGAATAAACAAGTTTAATTCTTTTAATTTTTCTTCACTTAAAATTAGCATAATATTATTTTAAAGTATTTGTAAAAACTATATCAGAATTTAATTCTTTTAATTTAACAATATAATTATCAGTTAATTCGATTAAAATATTTCCGTTAAAATCATTATCTTCTTGTAGATTTTCCAAAAGTATATTTTTTGCTTCATCATAAACAAATGATTTCACATATCCTTGTGGCACTTGTGTTTCATCTATTGATTTTTGACCTAAATGATGATTGTAAACTACTGAAAGTAATTCAACTTTTTTTGATGTTTGAGTATCTTCTGAAAGACTTAAGAAAGATTTTTTGTTTAATTGTATCATTTTATTTATTTATTTAATTGTTTATTTATTATACACTTGTTATTGTTTGCCACGCTGATGCACCTCTTACACATAGTTTTCCTAATGTAGTATCGTAAATCACCAACCCTGCGGCAGGTGAAGATATTGCATTTTTTTGCGTTGTCGTCATTCTTGGAAATAAAATACCTTGATTAGTAGATACCACTTCTAACTTAGCAGAAGGATGCGATAAAGTAGCCCCTATAACAACAGGACTATATTGCATATTTACTATACCATTTGCAGTATCTACATTAATATATCCGCCACCAAACTCAAAAACACTTGCTATTGGGTCATAAGCTACTGTAGGGCCTCCACTTGTCCAAAGTCTTTCAACAGAACCATTTGCTAAACCAATTTTAAGATTTCCTACTACTTCAAGTTTGTGTGTTGGATTTGTTATACCAATACCTACATTACCACTATTAGTAATACGCATTCTTTCGTTACTTGAATCAGAAGGCGAAATAAGAAAAGCAGATGGCGATGTATAAAAAGCTATTGCATCAGAAAAAGAACCTACAGAAGCATCAGAAATAAAACCTATTTTAGAAGTAATATTTGCAGGTGTTGAATCATTCAATCCGTGACCTATAAAATAATTGTTATTTGCTGAAAGTGCCGCATTTGTGCCTATATTATATAAAGCACTTGTTCCGTATAAATTTAGTCTAAAATTTGGTGTTGTTGTTCCAATACCAATATTAGTTCCATTATCAAATATTGTACTATCTGCTAAAGTTGTTGTTCCGTTAAATTTAGCAATTCTATTTGCAGTTCCTGTTCCTGTAATTGGATTTGTTAATGTTGCTTGTACAGATATATTACCACTTCCCAATATTGAAGTAGAGTTAATAGTTTTAATGTTAGTACCACTAACTAAATTATTTTGTTTACCATCGTAAACTTCCGTAAAGTTATCATTTACTTTTATAAATGAATTTCTTAAAGCATCACCCGTTCCATCGTTTGGTGTTGTGCCTATGTTAATTGTTTGTTTTGCCATTTTTTATTTATTAAATTAATGTTTGGTCTGCTTTAATTAATGTTGAATCTACTTTATAAGCTGTTGAATCTACTGTTAAAGGTACTTGTGCAATTATTTCTAATAAAGTTTCACCTGAATAAGATACTGAATAACTTGAACCCCAATTAATAGAGTTATTTGTTGAACCTTGTCCCCAACCAATATTATTATCTACACCTTCACCCCAATTTATATCATTTGCCATTTTTCAATTTATTTAAAAAGATTTCTAATTTTTTTACATTAGTTTCTTTTGGTTTATATGTTTCTTTTATAGTACCCATCCTGTAAAATTTGCATCTTTATCAGGGTATACATCTGCATTTGAATTTAGATTATATTCAGGAAATAAAGATTGGTTAAAAGTCATATAGTCAATAAATCTATTTGTGTAGCTTTGTGCTGTATCACGTGATTTTTCAATCAAATAATCTATTTCTGTTTTATCTACTACTGTACTATTTTCAGAATTATGTTTAAATACACCTTTCTCGCTTATTTTAATAGATGCATAAGGTAAAAACTCTACCATAGTCCAATGTACTACCATCATTTTAATATAATCGCTTAAAAGCGTTGTATATGGACTTGCTAAATTACCTGCTACAATTCCATCGTTAATCTTATTATATAGTTTAGTACCTAAATAATTTTGTATGTGGACCTGTTGAGCTTGAAAAATATATTGCGTATATGTATCAGGGTCAACATTACCATTTAAAATAGTATATTTAACTAAATCGTTTGTTGTTATAAATAATGCTTTTGCCATTTGTTATTAATTATTTAGGTAAAAAGCCTTGATTCGGCATGTTAATTGGTTTTTGATATACTAATGGATTATTAGTTGGTAATATTTCACCTTCTTTTCTTGCTTTAGCAGGGCTAATTTCTTCCGCATTAGGATTGTTTACATCCGCTTTTTTTCTATATGTTTCACGGGTCCAAAAATGATGGCATGCACCGCCCCCTTTATATAAAAATACATCATAAGTATCAGCTCCTTCAGGACCCCAACCCGCATTAACTGCGCTTAAACTCATTCTTTGTATATCTTCTTTGCGATATAATTTATCTGCATTTAACATTTTTTTACAAAATGGTCTGCTATTAGCCGATATTGTGCCACTATATCTATAACGTGATTTAAATAATTCACCATCTTGTTCACTTTTTGCATTAGGAAAAGCTGCTCCTGTGCTTACAAAATTCCAAATCTTGCTTAATGTAGATTTTTTAGGGTTATTTAAAGCATCTAATTGTTTGTCTAATTCTTCTTCTGTATCATAATCAACAACACTTGAATCAATTAGTTCCCATTCGTTTAAATCTATATCTTCCCCAAAAGAATCTAAATCAATATCATCTAAATGTTTTGATAAATTAGATATAACATTTGGATTTAAATCGGAACCGCCTGCTTCAGGTACTAAACCAACTAAGCTTCTTATTTCGTTTGCAGTCATTGATTCTAATACCTTATTAGCCACTAAAGGAGACAAGCTATTTACCGCTTCAATAATAGGGTTTGAAGAGCTTACTATTTGTTCGTTATCTAATGGTTGTAATCTTACAAATCTTAAATCTAAAGATATGCCATTAACGGCTAATATATTATCTAATGCAGTTATTAATTCATTTTGATATGGTTTAATAACTAAATTTAAAAACATTAGTGTAGAAGTTTCTATTTCATCAGCATTACTACTTAATCCGTTACCCGTTTCTCTAATACCTAACAACATTGGGTTTGTAATTCTATGCCCAACAATTAATTTTTCAAAACATTCTTTAGATAAATATTCGTAATGTGCAGGAGCATCATTTAATGGCAAATCTTCTACAGTTGTTTTGCTTTCTGAATTAGTGTTAAAAGCTACAATTACTTTTTCCCCTCTTGCTCCTGTTAATTTACTCATTACATCACGCTTCATTTTATCGCGCATTTCTTCAGAAGGAATGCCATTATTGAAGTTGATTACTTTTGTACCACTAAAACCGTTTTCAACATCGTTTATTTGGTAATCCCCTATCTTTTCTTCTAATAAAGCATAAGGCAAAGAACCTGAATAATCTATTGGTGAGTAATAATCAAACCCTGATACGTAAGGTTGTATTACATATATTTCAACTTCATTTCCGTTGCCAAAACCAAAAGCAGGGATACGTTTAACATCCTCGCTTGGCTTCTTTTTACTCCAGTCATGATGATAATACCACGCTTCAATTTGCCCTTTATCGTTGCATTTTTCAGCGCGTAAAGTTTGCATAGGAAAATGGAGAACTTGTTTAACTAAATTCTTTTCTTTTACCACCTGCATAGCAGCCATTCCTAATAGCTTACGCTCTAAAGCTACTTTGCGTAAATCTGAGTCTTTAATAATAGACTTCATTTGTGCATATTCATTTGGCTTTTTATTAGAATCTAACGCTTCTAACCCTTTACCGTAAATCATATTTGCAACACCTGTAATAATTGCACCATTGGTAGCAGAATATAAATATCTATCAATTAAATATTGAAAGTAATTATTATCACTTCCATATTCAATATAACTGTTCTTTTTATTTTCCTGAATTACAGGGCTTGTATAAGCACTTAAATTTACTATTGATATATTACTCATAAATTATAAATTCGTTGTTTGTAACGTTTGCCACGTATTGATTTTTGTTTACTGTATATGCATCCTTTTT